TTGACGGTCATTTGGAGTGGACTGCGGTCAGGGACGATGTCCGGACAGCAGAGCGCCGAAAGGAACTCGGCATCAAGGTAACTCGCAAAAGGTGATGCTGTGGTAGCCGCAAAGGCAACTGACGATCAGATACTTGAGACGTTACGAAAGCACAATGGGGTACGGGCGGTAGCAGCTGCGGAACTGGGGCTCAATGAGCGCACGTTCCTGCACCGCCTCAAGCGCATGAAGGCGCAGGGTGCGTCGATTCCAGTCTCGACATATCAGCCCGGACGCCAGACTCAGGCCGTGAAAGAGTTTGAGTTCACGCCTGTCCCTGACGACGACGTTCCCATCGAGGAACTTATCGCTCAACGCAAGCGCAAGTTTCAACACAAGCGCGATCACGAAGAATCATCGAAACTCATTCCGGTTCGTATCAAGATGCGAGGCCCAATCGGCTTACTGCATTTTGGCGATCCGCACGTCGATGACGACGGCACCGACATCGAAGCGCTGGAGCGGCACACGGATCTGTGCAACCAGACAGAAGGCTTATTCGCCTGCAATCTGGGGGATACGACCAATAACTGGGTAGGCCGTTTAGCAAGGCTTTACGGCGAACAGGCTACGTCTGCCTCGCAGGCTTGGCGACTGGCTGAATGGTTCGTTGGTCGATGCCAGTGGCTGTATATGATTGGCGGCAACCACGATATGTGGAGCGGATCTGGAGATCCTCTGAAGTGGATCGCAAAGCAGCAAAACGCGCTGTACAAATCCAGCGAGGCACGGATCTCGTTGCAGTTTCCAAACGGCCGCGAAGTGCGCGTCAACGCGAGACACGATCACGCAGGTTCGTCAGTGTGGAACCCGGCTCACGGGCCGATGAAAGCCGCGATGCTCGGAACACGCGATCACATCTACGTCGCAGGCCATAAGCACGAAAGCGCTTACTCGGTGCTGAAAGACCCGATCTCGGGTATCACAATGCACTTGATCAAGGCTGCGTCATACAAGATCTACGACCGTTACGCCAAGGAGCGAGGGTTCCGTGATAACGCGCTGTCGCCCTGCGTACTGACAACGATCAATCCATCCCTGCCTGACAGTCATCCCGATATGGTCAAGGTCTGGTGGGAGCCTGAAGAAGGCGCTGAATATCTCACTTGGCTGCGGAGCCGATAATGCCAAGCCCATACCTGTTAATACGCGCACGGGTGAATCGTGCGTTGTTCCGATCCCGTGCCTACAAGCGGCTCTTCAGTGATGCGAAGACTGGCGCACAACTGTCTGAGGAAGGCGCGACAGTACTCGCTCACCTAAAACGGTTCGCCAAGTACGGCAAGCCGCCGGTCGCCAATGATCGGACGGGAGCGACGGACATGTTCGAAGTTGGCCGGATGGTTGGCCGACAAGAGACGGTGCAGTTGATTGTCGAGGCGCTGCACTTGGACGAAAAGACCTTGACCAATCTACAAGAGGATTTACCTAATGAGTGACGACAACGGGTCCGGCATGACCGGGCAACCCGGCGATGGCGCCGGGAATACAGGCGCACCGTCATGGTTTGCGATGGATGGAATGCCTCCTGAGCAGGCAAGCCAACTCGGGGAGATGGTCAAGGCCAAGGGCTGGAAGCATCCCAGCGAGGCGCTGATGTCTTACCAGAATCTGGAGAAGGTGTTCGGCGCTGACAAGGCTGGCCGCACGATCCTTGCGCCGAAGGGTGACGACGACGTAGAGGGCTGGAACTCGGTCTATAACCGCCTAGGACGCCCTGAGAGCGCCGACAAATACGAACTGCCTGTACCTGAAGGGCAGGACCGCTCGTTCGCTGACGCTTTCGCTCCGGTCTTCCACGAGTACGGCCTGACAAGCAAGCAGGCCAAGGGCATCGCCGAGAAGTGGAATGAGATGAGCGGCTCGATGATGGAGCAGCAGGAAGCGGCCTTCCAACAGAAGGTCGACGCCGAATACTCCGCCCTGCAAAAGGAGTGGGGCGTGGCTGCTACTCAGAACGAAGAGATTGCCCGTAGAGCGGCTATTCAATTCTCGAAAAAGGCTGGCCTTGATGAGGTTGCGTTTGACGCGATGGAGAAGTCCATCGGTACCGCGAAACTGATTAAGTTGTTCCACGAGATCGGATCGTCGTTCCAAGAAGGCACGTTCGTCTCAAGTGATATGGTTTCTGGCGGCAGGATGACTCCGGCTCAGGCCGACGCCAAGATCAAGGCCAAGTTCACGGACAACGAGTTTATGTCCCGGTACATGAACCAAGATCCGAAGATCCGTCAAGGTGCCATCGACGAGATGATGGAATTGCAACGGATGGCTAACCCGGAACTCTTTACTTCATAGTTGCGAGTGTGCTAGCCGAGGGGTACCATTAACTCGAACTCCTGTATAGAGACCTTCGCTTTTCGGGTCTGTTTTGGCCGGGGGGTAACACCCCCGGTTTTTTTACAGGAACGGGCAAGTCGCAAGACCCCGCTGACAACCGGAAAGACGGTCGCTTGGTGAGAGCGTATCTCGCAAGGATTACGGCCCCGGCAACGGACAAGCCTTCCGAGAACATAGTGTTTTTTGTGTTTTCATGGAGGGACTATCATGTCCGATCAAATTGCTAGTGCATATGCCGTACAGTACGGCACCAACGTCAGTATTCTGCTCCAGCAGAAAGGCTCCAAGTTGCGGTCAACCGTGGCTATGGGTTCGTACAAGGGCAAGGCGTCTGAAGTCGTCACGCAGTACGGTGCCACCTCGGCCCGTGCGGTTTCGACCCGCTACAGCCCGATTGTTCCGGTCAATACGCCGAACGCCCGTCGTTGGGTGTTCCCGGAAGACTTCGACTGGGCTGACCTGATCGATAACTTCGACAAGTTGCGTCTCCTTGCTGACCCGCAGTCTGCTTACACGCAGAACGGTCTGTATGCGATGGGCCGCGCTCTTGACGACGTGATCATCGCCGGCATGCTTAACGACAACAAGACGGGCGAGTCTGGTGGCACGACCACTAGTTTCGACACGTCGAACCAGCGCGTTGCTGTGAACTACGCTGCCGCTGGCAACGTGGGCCTCACGGTCGACAAGTTGCGTGAAGCCCGTCGCATCCTGATGGAGAACGAAGTCGATCTCGACGCTGAGCCGGTGTACTGCGCCATCTCGGCCGAGCAGCACGACGACCTTCTCGGTCAGATGCAGGTTGTTTCGTCTGACTTCAACGGCGACACGCCGGTGCTGAAGGACGGAAAGATCATGCAGTTCTTGGGCATCAACTTCATCCACTCAGAGCGCTTGCCGCTCAGTTCAACGTATCGTCGTTGCCCGGTGTGGGTGCCGTCTGGTGTTCATCTCGGCATGTGGAACGACATCATGTCGAACGTGACGCAGCGTCGCGATTTGTCTTCGCACCCGTATCAGATTTATCTGATGGGTACCTTCGGTGCCACGCGCACGGAAGAGAAGAAGGTCGTTGACATCCTGTGCGCGGAATAAGGGAGTAAAGGAAAATGGCAGTTGTAGCAGTTAAATCAACCCTTATCACCAACGCAGATGCGACCCCGGTCGTTCTCAATAGCCCCCGTGTAGACGGTGGCTTCGAGCGTATCGAGGTTGCGACGGCCGCTATTACCTCTGGTGATAGCATCGCCTCAACCTATCGGATGTTCCGCGTTCCCTCGAATGCGGTGATGACCGATCTGCGTATCTACTCGCCGGACATCGGCACGACGACGATCTCGGACATCGGCCTGTATCGCACCGCTAAAGACGGCGGCGCTGTGCAGGATGCTGACTTCTTTGCTTCGGCCCTGTCCCTCAAGGACGGTGCGCTCAACGGCACGGATGTTCTGCATGAGGCTGCGGTGTTCACGATTGATAACTCCGGCAAGGAGTTGTGGGAAGCCCTCGGTCTTACCAGCGACCCGGCGGTGTTCTACGATGTGGCTCTCACATTGACGGCGGCGGCTGACGCTACCGGCACGGTGAAACTCATCGGTCGTTACACGGCGTAATAAAGCGGGGCGGGTCTGTAACAGGACTCGCCCCTCTCTTCACGGAGAACAGACATGGCAGACCGTTTCTACGGAATTGATCGTGGTGAGCAAGGCGTTCGTAACGTCACCGAAGGATCGTCCTCGACGGCGACCACGGACGTTGAAGTGCGTGTGGACCTTGCCCCCGGCATGAGCAAGCAAGAAGTCCTTCTGGCAATCGATGTTCTGAAGGAAGCGATCTTTCAGGATACTTGGCCACCCGCTTAATAGTCTCGGGAGTCACCCGTGGCTAGCAGCGATACCGCCATTGCCAACCTCGCCCTGACGAAAGTCGGGGATCTGAGGATCACGAATCTCACGGACAACACTAAGCCTGCCCGTGAGATTTTGGCTATTTACGACATGATGCGCGACAAGTTGCAGCGCACGTATAACTGGCGCTTCTGCGTCAAACGTGTGCAACTGGCAGCGGAAGTCGAGACACCGGTTTTCCAATACGAGAACCAATATCCGATTCCATCCGATTGTCTTCGCATCCTGCAAGTCGGGGACTATTACCCGGCACCGGATCTGTCTGACCTGATCAGTGGCAGCGGAGCAGAGTACCAACTTGAAGGGAATAAAATCCTTACCTACGACAGTGGTCCTCTTAATCTGCGGTACCTTGGTCGCGTTACTGATCCTACCCAGTTTGATCCTGCGTTCGATGATGCGTTCGCTTCGCTTCTGGCGTACAACGTCTGCGAGGCGCTGACTCAGTCATCTCAAAAGAAGGAATCAGCCTTGCGTGATTACCGTCTTGCACTGAGCGATGCGATTCGCTCCAACGCTATTGAAAGCCCACCGGAGTCCCTCGCGGATACCACTTGGATTAGCGTGAGGCTCTAATGCCAAACGCAAACCCGGCTGTACTCAATTTCAACGGCGGTGAAGTTGGACCGCTGTTGAGCGGCAGAACGGATTACGAGAAGTATCCGTCGACTGCATACCGCATGCGCCGATTCATCCCGACAGCGCAAGGCCCAGCCAAGCGCACACCGGGAACGAAGTACGTACTGCAAACCAAAGAAGCCGGGAAGAAGGTCTGGTTGAGGCGATTCGAATTTGCTTTCGATCAAGCCTACGTGCTGGAGTTCGGCGATCAATACGTGCGGTTCTACACGGATCGCGGCGTGGTTCTGGAAGACGCGCAAGACATCGTCAACATTACCAACGCATCCACTGGCGTACTGACCTACCTCGGCGCTGACCCTTCAAACGGAGACTGGTTCTACATCGAAGGCGTGTTCGGCATGGCCGAGATCAACGGGCAATACGTCAAGGTTGCCAACGTCAACGCAGGCGCAAAGACGTTTGAACTTTTTGATCTGAACGATGTCGCGATTGATACCACGTCATACGGTGCGTACACAGGGAATGGCGACATTTCTCGCGTGTATACGATTGCATCGCCGTACACCGAAGCGGATCTGGTCACGGCTGAAGGTACGCCTGCACTGTCGATCTCGCAGTCTGGTGACGTTCTGTACATTGGATGCGAAGGCTACGAGCCGCGCACACTGACCCGAGCGGGAAACATCAGTTGGTCGTTCGCGACGTATGCGCCGACCGATGGTCCATTTCAGCGAGAGCCGCTGACGCCTGACACGTTTACGCTGAGCGCGACGACAGGTAACGTCAACGTCACCTCGACCACGCCGCTGTTTGACTCCAACTCTGTCGGAATGCTGATCCGTTTGCAGCCGATCAACATCACCACAACGCAGTGGGAGACCGGCAAATCAATTACTGCTGGCGATATCCGCAAGAGCAACAACAAATTCTACGAAGCGATGAACACGGCCACTACTGGTGCGGTTCGTCCTATCCACGAAGAAGGGCAAGACTACGACGGCAACACGGGTGTGTTGTGGAAGTTCTTGCACCCCGGATACGTGGTCCTGAAGATTACCGCCGTCAACAGCACGACCGATGTCGATGCTGACATTTTCGGCCCCGGTGTAGCGCCCACAGAACTCACCTCAGGCGCTTCATCGCTGTACCGCCTCGGAGCATGGGGCGAGGGAATGGGCGGCTCCTATCCCTATAAGACTGCGTTCTGGCGCGGTCGCTTGTGGTGGGCTGGCGGACAAAACATTTACGGTTCTGTGTCTGGCGACTACGAGTCGATGGCACCGGACACGATGGGCGAGATTCTCGCTGACAATGCGCTGAACCTGACGATTGCGATTGGCAACGTCGACAAGGTGCGGTGGCTAAAGGCCGGTAACGCGCTGCTCGTGGGTACCGGTGGATCTGAGATTGCGATTCGTGAAGCGATTTCAAGTCAAGCGCTTGGACCTGAGAACGTGAAGTTCGACCTGCAATCTGCTGAAGGTTCGCGTGAGGTCGACCCGGTTCTGGTCGAAGACTCTGCGCTGTTCGTGCGTATCGGCGGTCGTCGCATCATGGAATTGCGGTACGACATCCAGACCGAAGCGTATGTACCGAGAGACATGAACGTCCTGTATCCCGAGATCACCAAGTCTGGGATTGTCGACATCGCATACCAAAAGGAACCCGACGATATTATCTGGTGCGTTCTCGGTGACGGTCGCCTGATCGGCCTGACCTATGATCGAGAGCAGAACGTCTACGGCTGGCACCAGCACCCGATTGGCGGCGACAACGCAAAGGTTGAATCGGTGCAGGTTATCTCTGGGCCGAACGGCGATGTTGATGACGTGTGGATGGTTGTTGCGCGTACGGTCGCAGACGATCTCGACAATCTGATTCTTGCCGAAGACAGCGGCGCGATCCTCGCTGAAGACGGCGGTTACATGTTGACCGAAGTCAGCGGCACGTCGACCAAGCGATACGTCGAATACTTCGCCCAGAGTCTGGAAGACGGCGACGACATTCAAGGCGCTGTGTACCTCGACTCTGCGCTGGAGTATGACCCTGCGATCAACGAAGAGTTGACGGCGGGTATTGATTCCGACGTAGTCGGCACCACCAATGTCGCATTCACGGTCACGACGAACTACGAGTTGTCGACCGAAGCCGACGAAATCTTGCTGACCGAAGACGGCGACGAACTCGCCACTGACGAGGCGATCTTTACTGCCTCGGATGTCGGCCGCGAAATTCGCGCACGGTACTACGACGAAGACATGGAAACGTGGCGCACAGCCCGTGCCTTAATCACATCGTTCGTGTCTGAAACCGAGGTTCGCGGAACGATTATCGCTGCATTCCCGTCCAACACGTTTGCGGCGGGTACGTGGCGCATGACCGCGACGACCTTCTCCGGGCTGTGGCATTTGGAGAGCGAGACGGTATCCGCACTTGCAGACGGTGCCGAAGTGCAGAACCTGACCGTACTCAACGGATCTGTGACGCTGCCGTTTCCGGCTGCTCGTGTAATCGTAGGATTGCCGTATACGTCAATCCTAGCCACGCAGAGGCTTGAATCCGGCGCGTCCATAGGCACGGCGCAGGCCAAGACAAAGCGCATCCAGAAACTCGCTATGCGGCTATACGCGAGTCTGGGCGGCAAGTTTGGCCCGAGCCAGTCCAATGTGGACCAGATCATCTATCGCCGTGGAAACGACCTGCTTGATGAGGTGCCACCGACATTGACCGGCGACACCGATGTTCTGGCGTTTCCGGGCGGCTACGAGACAGACGGTCGGATCTGGGTTGTGGCTGACCAGCCGCTGCCGCTGACGGTGGTGGCGCTGTATCCAGAACTGGAGACGGCTGGTTGATGATTGAGGTGGTGCAGTTTGAGCCTGAGCATTTGAAACGGCTGACGCTCCAACCTGCACAGGCGTATTTGAGTCCGCATGTGATGAAGCCGGATTACGGCTCGACATTTGCGGACGCTGGTCCTGCGTATACGGTGTTCGCGGGTGATCGCGTCATCGCGTGTGCGGGTGTGATTGAGTTGTGGGCCGGACGTGGCATGGCATGGTCGTTGTTGGCGGGAGACATCCCGCACTGCTTCATGTCGCTGCACCGGGCTGTTCGTAATTTTCTGAAAGATTGTTCGATAAAGAGGATCGAGGCGTACGTGGACGAAGACTTTGAAGCGGCACACCAATGGGCGCGGATCTTAGGCTTTCGGCTGGAGACCCCGCTGGCGATGCGTAACTTCATGGGCGACCGACACATGTACATGTATTCCTTGGTCAAGGAGTGAGTCATGGCTGATCCAGTTTCATGGGCTATTGCTGCGCTTTCGGCTGGTGCCGAACTAGCCGCCGTCGAATCTGAAAAGGCGACGCTGGAAGGTCAGGCACGAGTCAAGGATGTCGCTGCTGGCGCGGCTGAAGCAGAAGCCGGGATGAAGGAAGAGATGCTGCTTAGCCAGCAACAAAGGCAGTTTGGTGAACTACGCGCTTCTGCTGAAGAAGAAGGTTTGTCTAGTAACGTGACATTCACGGATCTCTACCGACAATCTGCGACAAGAGCGCAACTGGATGCAATGATGATGGGCTACAGCGGCCGCGTACAAGGGTCTGCGATACGCCAAGAAGCCAAGTTGCTTCGTGCTGCTAAACCGACAGGGGCGCAACGATTGCTGCGCGTGGCCGCTGCTGGTGCGAAGGGATACGCTGCCGGTGGCGGCTCGTTCGGTGGCGGCGGCGGAACTAGTGGATTAAACCCCGCCTCATGGAGCATGGGCGGAGGTTGAGGATAAATCATGGCCAAACTTGAATTCTATCGACAGCAGGTCGCGCCGAACCTTGTCACGCCGAGCGGGGCAGGTATCGCCGAGGCTGGCCGATCAACCGCGCAAGCGATTCAAGCGGTACAGAGTTTGACCGACACTGCTGCTCAGATGTTTGAGCGGCTCGACACTGTCAAGGCTGAAGACGCTTTTAACAAACTACGCGAGACGCAAACCAAGTTGATGATGGACCCGAACGAAGGGTTCCTGTCGAAGAAGTCTGCTGATGCTGTATCGGCTGACTTCATGCGTAAGTACGTCGACGACTTTGATAAGTCCATCGAGGAGACTGCGTCCGGTTTACAGAACGAGCGCCAGCGTGACTTGTTCAAGCGACGGGCTGCTGCTGCGAACGCGCAGTACCAGTCGACGTTGCGTAACCACGTCCTGAACGAAACGGATGCGTACAACAAGCAGACGTTCGAAGGCGTAGTGAAGACCGAGTCCGCTGCTGCTGCGACGACGTACAACGACCCTGCGTCTGTTGCGCTGTCTCTGGATCGTATCCGCAACAATGCCGTGAACTACGCAAACAGCGCAGGCATCAAGGGCGACGCGCAGGTCGCTCTGGTCAACGCATCGCTTGCCGAGGCGCACAACTCGGTACTGGCTGCTGCGGTTGGCAACAACAACTTCGGCTTCGTGAAAGAGTACATGAAGCAGTTCGACAAGGGCGGTAAGTACGAAGGCCAACTTGGCGCTGAGCGTTCCGCGCAACTGAAGAATGCGGTTGAGACTGCTGACACTCGCGATGCCAGTCTGAAGTTGTCGCTTGAATTGGCTGACAAAAAACTGTCGTTCTCTAGTCAGCGCAAACAACTGGACGACATGTATCGTGCTGGCAAGATTACCGCTGATGTGCGCGACCAAACTTTAACGCGAATCAATGGCAATGAAGCCGCAGCAAAAGCCAACGAAACCGAGTTTAACAACTCGATGTCTGGCCGCGCACAAGAGTGGATCTTGCAGAATCCCGGCAAGCCTATCGTTGACATGCCGCCGAATCTGTACAACTGGGCGAAAGGGAAAGGCCAGTTGCAGACGTTGAGCAATTTCGCTACGAACAACGGAAACGTGCAGGGCGACGATGCTGAATTCACTCGATTGTTCGTGATGAGCGCAGACGATCCGACCGCATTTATGCGCGAGTTTGATCAGAATAGTGAAAGCCTGCGTACGGTCCTATCTGCAAGTCAGTACAACTCTCTACTGACTCGGCGCGGATCTGCTGGCAAGGCTGACCTGCAAGGACAGCAAGCGGCCAAGGTTTCTGCCGCGACCATCAAGTCTTTGCGAAATAACCTGATTTCTGCTGGCATTGATGTTACGCCGAAAGAAGGAACTCCGCAGGCTACTGAACTGGCCAACTTTGAGTCACAGTTAATTCAAGCGATTGTTGCTAAGACCGAACAAGAAGGCCGCGCATTGACGCTGAACGAGACTCGCAAGATTGGCCTTGATCTGTTGCGCGAAGGTCGATTGATTAACTCTGGCGGATTCTGGAGCGGAGATACTAAGTTGCGCCGTTTTGAGGCAACCGAAGCGGACATGCAGCGGTACGGATTCCGTTACAATTATGCGGATATTCCCCCTGAAGATCAGAAGCGGCTGTACCGAATTATCCAGACACGTCCCGATGTTCGTGACTCGATTGGCATTACGCTGACGCCGAACAAGACCATTACCAGCGATGACTTTGCGCGTGGTATCGAGATTCTGTACTCAGCCGAATTGGATGGAGTAACGTTCTAATGCCGACATTGCAGGAATGGCTAAGCAAACAGAATGATCAGGATGTCTCAACCAAACTGCTTTCTGTTTCTGACGCGAATCCTGACTTGGCCGCGCAATCGGTCAAGCAGGCTCGTGCCAACAACATCCCTCCTGCGCTGACTCCGTTTGAGCCTGACCCAGACCTTGCACAGCAAGAGAAACTGACTCGTGCATCCGGCACGGTGCAATCGACCAAGGCTCTGAAGCAATGGCTGAACTCACAGCCTGACGTTGTCGCTGCATCCGTGCAGGACGATGTCGAGAACATGAGCCTGATTGAAAAGACGCTAAGTGTCCCTCGTGCAATTCTCTCTGGTGCGCCTAGTTTAGTTGGGGGCATCCTTGGTACTGCGTCTCTTGCGGCAGGCTCCCTGCGAACTATTGGTGATTACGTCAACAAGTCTGGCATTGCTGCGCTGAGTCCGACCGCAACCCTATTCTCGACTGGCGGCGCTGCTGAACAGTTCTTTGCTGAACAGGCTAAAGCGCAAGAAGGGTTTGCTGAATTTGTGGCTGGTGAGCAGGCCATTAGTGGCCCGATCTCTGGCGGCATCTACGATGGCTTAAAAACGATTGGGCAGCAGTTGCCTGCATTGGCCGCTGGCCTTGCTACGCGCAATCCAAAGTATGCGCTAAATTTGATGACTGCGTCAGTTACAGGCGCGGAATACGTCAAGGCTCGTGAACAGTTGGATTATGCACAGGCTGCTCCGTACGCGACTTTGCAAGGTTTAATTGAATACTGGACTGAAAAGGCTCCAGTCTTTCAGTTATTCAAAGACCTAAAGGTTGATGAATCGTTTCGAAACATTCTCGGCAAGCAGATCCTGCTGGAGATTCCCGGTGAACAAGCCGCGACCGCCCTGCAAGATCTGAACGAATGGGCAAACCTTAACCCTGAGAAGCCCTTTAAAGAGTATCTTGCCGAGCGCCCTGCTGCTGCGGTTCAAACGCTGGTAGCAACGATTGTCGGTGTCGGCGGAAACGTCGCTGTTACCAAGGGCGTCAACATGCTGCTGGAGCGCGACACGTACTCGCAGCAAGCCACTGAGACTGCCGATCTGTTGCGTGAACTAGATACCTTAGCCAAGGCATCTGTGGTGCGAGAGCGCGACGTAGACACATTCGAGGGATTCTTGCAGACGGTCACGCAGGATTCGCCCGTAGAGTCGCTGTATATCGATTCTCAGACGCTTATGGAGTCTGGCCTTGCCGAGGTATTGGCTGGGCAGTCGCCGACCGTAGCGGCTCAGTTAGAGCAGGCCAGCGCGGGAACCATGATCCGCATCCCGACCGCTGAGGTAATGGGCAGGTTCAATCAGGAACTGTCACCGCTGCTGCCTGACATGCGCGTCGATCCGAACGGCATGAGCCAGAAGGAGGCAGAGGAATACGTTAGCACTCGCGGCGAACAACTCCGTGCCGAGGTCGAGACTGTACTGGCGCAGAGCGAGAACGAGTCTGCCGCGCAGGAAGCACGAACGATGGTGCGCGATACCGTCGCTCAGGAACTGATGGCTACGGGTCGCGTGACGCAAGACGTCGCTGACAACTACGCCCTGCTGACCTCGACGTTCTATCACGTCATGGCGCAGCGCATGGGGACGACCGCAGACAAACTGTTCGGTGAACAGCGAGTGCGTGTTCTCGGCGCAGGCCGTGGTGAGTTTGAACAAGTTGATATCGGTCAGGCTTTGCAAGATTCAGGTGTTCGTGTTGCAGATGTTGCCGACGCTCGTAACAGGCTGAACGCTGGGGAGCGCATCTTTGCGGTTACGGAGCCGGGTGCAGCGCCGGTCCAAATCACTACGCCTGAAGCATTGAACGAATACACCCCTGATCAGTTGCTTGCGCTTCCTGCTGCTGCGGAGTTCCAACAAGTCGGCGTGTCTGAAGAAACCGATCAAGATCAAGAGAACTCGTTGACTGGAATGCGCGTATCTCCGCGCCTGCCGACTTCGGTGAAGGTGACGGAAGATCCGTTGGCTGACGAGCGATTGCAGCCTGATCTGGATACCGCAAAACGTGAGCCTGCCAAGTTAGCGAAGAACGTCGAGTTGATGTCGGCGTACCCAAACTTCGTTGGGCTTACCGGAGATCCTGAGACTCGTGTCGAGAAGATGATCTCTGACATGGTCGAGAATCTGGTATGGCTGCACAACAACTGGAAGCCTGAATACCGCAATCGTTCGCGCATGTGGTACGTGGGCGGTAACCGCATCGCACACCGATGGGCTGCTCGGTTCGGTATTGAGCCGCAACAGGTAGCCGGTGTTATCGCCGCGACTAGTCCGCAGAAGGATTGGTTCCAGAACGTCTCGCTTGCCGAGCGCATTCTTGAAGCCGTCATCAACAACTCGGACGTGGCGTGGGACAGCAAGATGTCCGACCTTGTTCGTTCGCGTGACTGGGGCGGCAAGTTATCCAAAGAACTTGGGTATGTTCCGGTCAACGAGATCTCGCGCCTTGAAGGTAAGACTCTGCGCGATCTGTTTGACGCTGAGAACTGGGACCGCTCGTTGCTCGATATGGCTGTGTGGATTCGCGCATGGGACGAAGCGAACAACCCGCAGGTTGCACGTATCATCACGCCGGAAGGCGCATTCACGAACGAGTTTGACCAGACCAAAGGTGGCCAGCCCGTCGCCCTGCGATGGCAGTCATTCGCCACGATTGCAAAGACGCTGGAGATTCTAAAGGCCAAAACGCCGGACGAGATCTCAAAGGTTATTGGCGCGAACCACAAGGTGCGCTCGTTCTACAACAACATCATCGCTCCGTACTCTGGCGGCGACGTAACCATCGACACACATGCGGTGGCTGCTGCGCTGCTGCGTCCGTTGGGTTCGAACGACATCGAAGTCTCGCACAACTTCGGCAGCGGCAAGGCTGCGGTCAAAGACAAGAAGACCGGCGAGGTTACAGAGCCTGCTATCCCCGGACCAGCCAACAGCGCGATTACCGGGTTGAACGGCACGTACTCGATTTATGCCGAGGCTTACCGCCGTGCGGCTGAGCAGGTCGGCCTGCTGCCCCGTGAGATGCAGTCCATTACATGGGAGGCCGTGCGCGGCATGTTCCGCCCGGAACAGAAGACTGCCAAAAACAAGGCGGCAGTTAACCAGATATGGCAGAATGTCGCTGAGGGAAAACTCGATGTCACCGAAGCAAGAAACCAAATCGCGGAACTGGTTGGCGGAATTGCCGATCCCGCTTGGGTTAGATCCCCTGCTGGAACTAATGAAGCGGCAGCGGATTCCTCTTACGCTGAACAATTACCTGAGACTGGCGTACCCGGAAGGGGTGCCGGAGTCGGCAGAGGTGATGGAGTTGGTGCCGCAGGAGTTGCGCCCCGGCTTTTCCAAGGCGAAGGGCAAGAAGTCCGAGGATCTTTCAGTCCCGAAGAACTTACAATCCGCCTGACCAAGGCGCAGGATCTTTCGACGTTCCTGCACGAGAGCGGTCACTTCTACCTGCACATGCTGGTCAATCTGGCCTCTCGGCCGGATGCCCCTGCTGACGTACGCAAAGACGCCGAGACGATCCTGAATTGGTTCGGCGTGAAGGGTACGCCTGAGACCAACCAGTTCGACACTTGGCTCAACATGTCGGTCGACGAGCAGCGCCCAAGTCACGAACGGTTCGCCCGTAGTTTCGAGGTGTACCTTGCAGAAGGCAAAGCGCCATCGACCGAACTGCAACCGATGTTCGACCGTTTCCGCTCGTGGCTGATGTCTGTCTATCGGTCGTTGATGGAACGCGCCAAGGCCACCTTCGGTCGCGAGGTGTCGTTCGGTAAGGCGATGCAAGCCGAACTCAACGACGAGGTTCGCGCTGTGTTCGACCGCCTGTTGGCCACGCAGGAGGAGATCGAAGCAAGGGAAGCCGCCCAGTCTATGGGCATGCTGTTCAAGACCGAAGCCGAAGCCCAGAAGTTTGGTGTCGACTGGAATGCCTATCAGGCGCAAGGAGAGGCCGCTACGCAGCAAGCGATTAGCGACCTAGCCGCCAAGTCGATCCAAGACATGAAGTGGCTGGAAAACGCTCGTAGTCGGTTATTGACGAAACTGCAAAAGGAAGAGAAGGAAACCCGGCGCAGTGTACGCTCTGCGGTACGGCCGGAGATCATGTCTCAGCCGGTCTACCGGGCATGGTCATACCTGACTGGCCCCCTCACTGACGACCCGAATGCGGAGCCGACAAGCCGGTTCGATCCCGAGTACGTCGAGCAGGTCACGGCCAGCAAGGAAGTTGTCGCCCAGTTGCGGAAACTGAGAATGGTGGCTGGCCCTGCCGATATCAAGAAGGGAGTCAGCGGCGAACACCCGGACGTGGTTGCGGAGACCTTCGGGTTCTCCAGCGGTTCCGAGTTGATCCGCGCCATCCTCGCATCGCCGACCCCGGACGAAGCGATCAATGCCGAGACCGACGCTCGGATGCTGCGTGACTTCTCGAACCTGTCGACAGCAGAGGGTCGCAACAATGCGGTCAACGCTGCACTTGCCAACGACGCCCGGACACGGATGGTCGAGACGGAACTGTCTGCCCTTGAGCAGGCGATGGCTGCGAGTGTGGTTGTCGGTGGTCGACGACAGCGTACGTTGCCGGGTGCCGCAAAGGCATTCGCTCGTTCGGTGGTGAACCGCCTGAAGATCCGCGACGTTCGCGTCAGCCAGTACAGCGGCAGCGCTGCTCGTGCTGCTCGTAACGCTGACCGTGCCGTGAAGCGCGGCAAGTTGGCTGAGGCTGCGCTGGAGAAGCGCAACCAGTTAGTCAACAACTACGCTGCACGTTTTGCGGGAGAGGCTCTCGACAACGTGAAGAGCGGCCTTGCCTACCTGAAGAAGTTCACGAAGGAAGGTACGCGCAAGAACATCGATCCAGAGTATCTCGATCAGATCGACCGGATACTGGAGCGATTCGACCTGCGGCAGAAGACGCTGCGCGAACTCGACCGACGGTCTGCTCTGGCGCAGTTCATCGAGAACCAAAAGGAACTCGGCATTGAGCCGGATCTCCCGGCGCATATCGTCAACGAAGCGCAAGCGGTCAACTACAAAAACCTGACCGTCGAAGAGTTTGCGGGTCTGGTAGACAGTATCCGTCAGATAGAACACTTCGGCAGACTGAAGCGCAAACTGTTACTCGCCAAAGATAAGCGCGAGTTTGATGCCTTGATGGCAGAGATCCGCGAGTCTGTCATCGCAAACGACCGTGGCCGAGTTGCTGACAATCGTACCCGTACGGATCTCGGCAGTATTCTCGTTCGTGCATTCAAAGGATTCACGGCAGCGCATCGCAAGATGGCTAGCATCGTGTATGAGATCGACGGATTCAAAGACGGCGGTCCGCTGTGGGATGCGCTGGTGCGTACTGCGAACGAGCGCGGTAACTGGGAAGCAGACAAGCAAGCCGAACTGACTACACGCCTCGCGCAGTTGCTAAAGGGATTGCCGAAAGAACGCGCATTCAGCAAGGGACAGTTCTTCCCACGTATCGGCGTGAGCCTAAATCAGGAAGCGCGTCTGGCTGTTGCGCTGAACTGGGGCAACGACGGCAACCGTCAACGATTGCTAGATGGTCGCAACTGGACGACAGACGGTGTGCAGCAAGTCCTCGACTCTCTGTCAAAGGAGGAGTGGGATTTTGTGCAGGGCGTGTGGGATACGTTCGAAAGCCTGCGTC